TTTGATGCTACAATAAGTGATGTGGAGTATATAACTGCAGAGGTTACATTTAAACACCAGCAGTTCTTCATTCGTGATAAAGATATGAAATCTATATGAATTTTGAAACTCTTCATAATAAATTTGAAAAATTAAGAGAAGACTGGGCAGAAGATAGTGCTGTTGATTTTCAATTTAAAAATAAACAATACAGTGCTGATCTAGGGCAACTTGCATTAGACATCCCTTTCCAACACAATAAATACTTAAACCATTACACTGACATATCTCAAATAAAAACTTCTTTAGAGTTTGAAATTCGTAAATTAGTTAAAGATAAACGTGAGTATTATTCTGGTGAAGCGGATGCTAAAACGTATGCTGCTAAACCATTTGGATCTCATATAAAAACAACTGAAAAGATGAAGGTCTATCTAGAATCTGATGATGAGATCATCAACCTAGAAGCAAAGATCAAGTATCTAGATCAAATGCTATACTTTCTAGATCAAGTTATGAAACAAATTTCAAATAGAGGTTTTCAAATTAAGAGTGCCATTGAGTGGGAGAAATTTGTTAATGGACAGTGATGACACAACTCAGCATAAAAAAGAAGAATGAAGTTTATCTTCAAATTTTTTCTAAAGAACCTCACGTCCATCAGGAACTAGCAGATTACTTCACGTTTGAAGTACCAGAAGCAAAATATTTAAAGAAGAACCCAAGATACAAATACTGGGATGGAACTATTCGTCTGTACTCACCAAAGACAGGAGAACTCTACCATGGTTTGAGAAAACATTTACAAACATGGGCAGATGAAAAACAGTATAGTATACAGTATGAAAAGAATGATTGGTACGGAGACATTATAGACGACAATAAATTTGTCTCTCTTCCTGCTGTCAAAGTATTCATGGATAAGATCTCTACAATAAAACCTAGAGACTATCAATACAATGCGGTCTACGAAGCACTCAAGACCAATCGTAAGTTACTTTTATCTCCTACGGGATCTGGGAAATCTCTCATGATCTACTCCATAGTCAGATACTATGCTGCCACCGCAAAGAAGATACTTATAGTCGTCCCAACTACATCCCTCGTTGAGCAGATGGTCAATGATTTTATTTCTTACGGGTGGAATGCTGACGACTTTGTTCATAAGATTTACTCTGGTAAAGATAAGATTACTGATAAACCTATTATAATATCAACTTGGCAATCTATCTACAAATTTCCTAAGAGATATTTTGATGATATAGATTGTGTAATTGGTGATGAAGCACATCTTTTTAAATCAAAGTCATTGACAGGTATCATGACTAAGTTACACAATGCTAAGTATAGGTTTGGATTTACTGGAACACTTGATGGTAGTAAAACACACAAGTGGGTGTTGGAAGGATTGTTTGGTGACTGCGAAAGAGTTACCAAAACAGATGATTTAATTAAATCAGGTTTCTTGTCTAAGTTTAGAATAAAAGTATTATTGTGTAAACATGCTCCTCAGCATTTCGACACATACCATGACGAGATGGAATATCTCGTAGAACATAAAGGTAGAAATAACCTTATCAAAAATCTAGTCAAAGACATAGAAGGTAACACCCTAGTACTATTTAACTACGTTGAAAAACATGGGCAACCACTTTACGAGTTAATAAATAGTAATATAGATCCTTCGCGCAAATTGTTTTTTGTGCACGGTGGCACTGACGTAGAGGATAGAGAGGAAGTTCGTCAAATTACTGAGACGGAAGACAATGCTATAATAATAGCATCTTATGGAACGTTCTCTACAGGTATCAACATTAAAAGACTTCACAATATAATCTTTGCATCTCCTAGTAAATCTAGAATTCGCAACCTTCAATCTATAGGACGTGTTCTAAGGAAGGGAAAGGGTAAAGATATTGCAACCTTATACGATATTGCTGACGACATTGGTGGTCAGAATTACACACTCAAACACTTGAATGAAAGAGTAACCATTTATAATGAAGAGAATTTTAAGTATGAGGTTATAAGAGTAAACCTTAGAGCAAACTAATATGGAAGAAGAATTTTACGCAACAATTAAATTAGTATCAGGGGAAGAGATTATATCTAAAGTAGTCTATCTTCCTGATGAAGACAAAGTTATGTTGGACAAACCAATGTTAGTGGAAGGTGCAAGACAAAGAAATGGTCAACTAGAGATAGCTGGTTTCGCTTTGAAGGAATGGATGTCGGCGACGTTTGAGGACATGTTTATTATTGATAGAAGCACTATCATAACTATGTCAGAATTAGATGAGAATATTAAAAATTTTTATGAGATGACGCTCACCAGAGTAGAAGGAGCAAAATCTTTAATTGGAAGAGCAAATAAATTACCTAGATCATCTGGATATCTAGGTTCAGTAAAGGAAATGAAGAAGTCTCTAGAGGATCTATTTAAAAAGAGTTAATATGCCTTTGAACCTCTACAAGGTTATTGTACTGAGATTTGTAATCTTTGTCAAGCCCCCTTTACAAAACCTATTCTGCGTGCTACACTAGTATCATGAAAGATAGTTATAATAATGGCAGCAGTAATGGCTAGAAAAGTCACTAGGAAGAAAACCGAATACTATGTCAACAACAAGGAGTTCCTTGCTGCTGTCATAAAATTGCGAGATTTCTTCTTAGAAGGCAAACAACTAGGACATGAAACTCATGTTGTTTCCATCAACTATTATAGAAATCATAAAGATAGAAGAACTGCTATAGAATTCAGAAAATGTTATGAATACCTAGGCAGTTGTTTTTCTAAGATTGCTACACACTTATCATACAAACCAAACTTTGTCAATTACATGTTCCGCGAGGACATGATTTGCGATGGTGTTGAAAACTGTATCCAATACATTCTCAACTTCGACCCAGAAAAATCTAAAAATCCTTTTGCTTACTTTACTCAAATCATTTACTATGCATTCTTGCGTAGGATCCAGAAAGAAAAGAAGCAATTAGAAATTAAACAAAGAGTTTTAGAAAAGTCAGGATATGAAGAAGTAATGCACACTGACAGCTATGATGGTAGTATGTCAGGTATGAACGCTTCTTATTCTGATATGGGAAGTATCAAAGAAAACATTGAAACTAAAATGAACCGATGAAACTTAAAAGCTCAGACACACCTAAACCAACTGAAAATAACGAACAACTATTACAACGTTTTTCTAAAAGAACTGCTCAACTAACTGCTAGGGCAGCAGAACTACAAGAAGCGTTTGATGAATATAATAGAATTCAAAAAGACTTAGCAAGATTAGAAGGTTCTGTTCAAGCAGTAGAGTATATTGCTTACGGTAAAATGCCAGGTGATGGCAACCATGATAAGTTTAAGGATCATAAACCACATTAGATGCTCGCTATAATGATGGATGATACAACACTTCATCCGTCATTGTATCTAGATTTAAACCTATGAAAAAATTATTATTAGTACTCCTTATATTAGGATCAATTTTACCTTCCGTAGAGGCATTTGGTGTTTCTCCAGAGGGTATTCCGAGAAGACCACGAAACTTTTCACCCGAAGGTAGACCAAGAACAAGGAAACCAAGATGTAAAACAAATGGCAAGGTGACGGTATGTACAATGCCAAGACCTCGCAAATGTACTCGTTTTAGACCTTGTATTCCAAGAGGTTACTACCGTCCTAGTCCACCAAGAGTAATTCCTATGAGATGAGGATAGACAGACACAGAGATATCGCCGATGATCTTGAGGCAGAACTCTTACATGAAATAAAAGGTATCACGCAACAACTGCGTGGTACTTTTAAACAAATAACTAGAGTAAACTCTATGGGAAGATCATCTAAAGTTATTGAAATTGAGTATGAAATTAACGAAGGAAATCATTGACAAGATCCAAGAAGCAATGCTACACACTAAGAAGGATGGCACTGTTAACTGGAAAGACACTGATGAGATTGAGGTTAATCTAGCAGGAACATTTGCTGCTGATAGATTTATTGTTATTAAGAACAAGACAAAAGATCCAGTGGTCTCTGCTGCACCTCATCCAAGATTTGATTACGAAAAAAAGGAATGGAAAAAAGATGAAGATAGCACTAATAACTGATCAGCATCTTGATGGACGCAAGGGCAACCTAGCGTTTTGGAATTACTTCCAGAAATTTTATGATGATATATTTTTTCCAACTCTTGAGAAAGAAGGTATCACTACCATTATTGATTTGGGTGATACTTTTGACAATCGAAAGTCTATGGACTATAATACTTTTAACCGTGTTGACAATAATTATTTCAAACGGTTGGTAGATTATGATGTACATATGCTTTTAGGTAATCATTGTACCTACTATAAAAACACTAACTCAATTAATTCACCAGAACTTCTTTTAGAAAAATACGATAACATTAAAATTTACGTTGAACCCAAGCATATAAAACTTGGAAGTAAAAAGTTCTTAATGATGCCTTGGATTAACTCAGGTAACAAAGAACAATGTCTAAAGTATATTAATGAAAGTGAAGCAGAAATCATGTGTGGTCACCTTGAGTGCGATGGTTTCGAGGTCACACCTGGTATGAGGTTTGATGGAGGTTTTAAAGTATCTGACTTTAAGAACTTTAAACGTGTTTGGTCTGGACATTTTCATATGAAATCAAAACATGGTAATGTTCAATACCTAGGCAACCCATACCAGATGTTCTGGAATGATTATAAAGACACTCGTGGATTTCATATCTACGATACTGAAAGTGATAGACTTAAGTTTGTCAGAAATCCGTACGAAATCTTTGAGAAGATCTTCTACGATGATGCAAAGTACGACTACAACAAATCAGATGTGTCTAATTATAAAGACAAGTTCATCAAGATTATTGTTGAAGAGAAACGAGACTACCAAATGTTTGAAACATTGGTTGATCGTCTTTACAACGTAGGTGCTCATGATGTCAAAATTGTTGAGACTTTAGTTGATGCAGATAACATTGATGATGCAGACTTAGAAACAAAAGATACTATGACACTACTCAATGAATATATTGATGAAGTGGAGGTATCTGTAGACAAATCCAATCTAAAGACTTTGATGAGGTCACTATATATTGAGAGTTGTAACGTAGTCTAATGTTCGTTCTTACCATAGAAAACCATCCAGAAGGGGTATTTTCTGTGCATAATCAAGTAGAAGATCGTGTCATTCCTATATGGACAGAAAAGGAAGATGCGGAAAGATATTTGATGATGATCGAACTTGATCCAGATTATCCTAAAATGCAGGTTGTGGAAATGGAAGATCATGTTATAATAGGTGCATGTCAGGATCGCGCCCAAAGATTTTCTATTATTACTCCTGACGATTTTTTAATACCCCCTGATGATATTGAAGATATTAAATGATTATATTTGAAAAAATCCGTTGGAAAAACTTTTTATCAACTGGAAATGTTTTTAGTGAAATAGATCTTGAAGCATCTAGAACAAATTTAATCGTTGGAAACAACGGAGCAGGTAAGAGTACAATTTTAGATGCTCTTACTTTTTCTCTGTTCGGTAAACCGTTCCGTAAAATTAGTAAGAGTATGTTGATCAATAGTATCAACGAAAAAGATTGTCTTGCTGAGATTGAGTTTCGTATTGGTAAGGTGGAGTATAAGGTTGTTCGTGGTATGAAACCTACAAAACTAGAGATATATTGTAATGGTGTGCTGTGGGATAAAGAGAGTTCAGTAAACGAACAACAAAAGAATTTTGAGAACACAGTTCTTAAGATGAACTACAAGTCATTCACACAGATTGTTGTGTTGGGATCATCTACGTTTGTCCCATTCATGAAATTACCTGGTGCACAACGACGTGATATTATTGAAGACATCTTAGATATTCAAGTATTTTCTACTATGAATGTTCTTCTCAAAGACAAAATGAGAGAGAACAATGTAGAATTGAGAGACATTGATTATCAATTAGATCTTCTGAAAGATAAAATTGAAATTCAAAAACAAAATATGTTGTCTCTGCAACAGAGAACACAAGATGAAATTGATCGTAAGCAGGAAAAGGTAAACGAGTATAAAAATACAGAACTCCAAGGTGCCGAAGAAGTAACAATTTTAACAGAACAAATCGGAAAACTTAATAAAGAAATGCTAGAGTATTCAAAGTCTAGTGAAAAATTAACTAAGTTGAACACATACCTTATTAAGTTGACACATAAGTTGAACACATGCAAGAAGGAACATGAGTTTTTTGAGTCCAATCATGTGTGCCCAACGTGTACTCAGGAACTATCAGAAGAGTTTCGTAATGAAAAGATAGAGGCAGGACAATCTAAGGTTGATGAGATGAATGTTGGGTATGAGGATTTACAAGTTGCTATCAAAGAAGAAGAAAATAGATTTGCTAAATTTACAGAGTTGTCTACTGAAGTAAACAATATCAATACAACAATTTCTCAAACCAATTTTCAATTGATGACAATTAGAAAACAAGTAGAATCATTACAAGATGAGATTAAAGAACTAGCAGGAGATAACATTGATAAGAAAGCAGAGTATCAAAAATTACAACTTCTTATCAATTCTAAAAAAGATCTAGGTAAACAGCATGCTGCATTAAAAGAAGATCGTGATGTCCTGACAACAGCAGGACAACTACTTAAAGATAATGGGATAAAGACTAGGATTATCAAAACTTATCTTCCTACAATGAATAAGTTAATTAACGAATTCTTACAAAGGATGGAGTTTTATGTCAATTTTACCCTTGATGAGAACTTTGAAGAAATAATTAAGAGTAGATACAGGGACATATTTTCATATGATTCGTTCAGCGAAGGAGAAAAAGCTCGTATTGATATTGCTCTTCTGCTCACTTGGCGTAGTATTGCTAAGCTTAAGAATAGCGTTGATACTAATTTACTTATATTAGATGAAATATTTGATGGATCTCTTGACCAATCAGGTACATCTGATCTAGGATGGATCTTAAGAAACTTTGATGAAAAGACAAAAGTATTTGTCATTAGTCATAAACAAGGTATGGATGACAAATTTGATAGAACTATTACAGTAGAGAAAAATAAAAACTATTCTACATTGGTGGAGACAGTTAACGAAGTGACACATGGACTGGTTGGCTAACTAACTTTATCTGTTATGATGTGTATAACAACAAAGCAAACACATGTCAAACAAAGAAATCAAAGGTAACCTTGCTAGACTTCTCGCTACTGAGAACCTTATCGTAGAACATCGTAACACACAGACAGCAATGTTTGATGTAGATCGTCGTGTCCTTACTCTTCCAACATGGGACAAAGCATCTGACATTGTGTTTGACTTGCTTGTAGGTCATGAGGTAGGACATGCATTGTTTACACCTAACGAAGATTGGACAGAAGATACTGATGCTCCTAAAGATTTTATCAATGTTATTGAGGATGCTCGTATTGAAAAACTTATGAAGCGTAAGTATCCTGGTCTTAAGAAATCTTTTTCTGGTGGTTATAAAGAATTAAATGACATGGACTTCTTTTCTATCCTAGATCAAGATCTCAGTGAGTTTAATCTTATTGACCGTATCAATCTACACTTCAAGATTGGTGCTAGTGCACTAATCCCATTCTCTATTGAAGAAAAAGTCTTTGTTGCTCGTGCTGACCTTGCTGAAACTTTTGAAGAAGTTCTTCAGATTGCATCTGACATATATCAGTTTTCTAAAGATGAGGTTGTTGACAAACTTGAAATTCCTGTTCTACCTAATGCTGAAGAAGGTGTTCAACCACCAACTACAGAAACAGAACAATCTACTGAGCAATCTGAAGATGGTGTTGGAGAACCAGATCCACATCAACCTCAAGCAGGCACTAACAATGCAGGTAAGATTGAGAATGAAGATGATGACGTAGAAGATGATGACTTTGATGATTATGGAGATGAAGGTGGAGAGACTTCTGAAACACAAAATTCTTTCGATCGTGCTTCTGAAAAATTATCTACACGTCAGACATCTAATCCAGTTTATGTTGAAATTCCTAAAAAAGTTGACCTAGATAATTACGTTGTTAACTGGGATAAAGTTCATGATTGGATTGATCAGCATGCAGATGATGAAAAACTTTATGAGGTTGTTGACAATGCATATGCAGAATTTCGTAAGCAATCACAGAAAGAAGTAAATTATCTTGTTAAAGAATTTGAGTGTCGTAAGTCTGCTGACGCTTATGCTCGTGCAGGTCAATCTAAGACTGGTGTGCTTGATACTTCAAAGTTACATACTTATCGTTATAACGAAGACCTCTTCAAAAAAATGACCGTATTACCTGATGGTAAAAATCATGGTCTTTTGTTTTTACTTGATTGGTCTGGTTCTATGGCAAATGAAATTCTTGCTACTGTAAAACAAGTAATCAACTTAAGTGCTTTTTGTAAGAAAGTTCAAATTCCATTTGAAGTTTATGCATTCACAAATGATTGGATTATGGCAGAACGTGCAATGCAAAATACTGCAGGTAATGATGATTTTTATATACCTAATAGTTATGATTATACAGGTATTGAAAAGAATACTGTTTATCTTCACAAAGATTACTTTCATTTGGTGAATGTAGTATCATCTCGTTCTAATGGTAAAGACTTTGAGCGTATGTGTAAGAACCTATTTCGTGAAGCACATTACTACAGAAACTACTCAGGATACAGACAAACACCAGGTCTTTCACTTTCTGGAACTCCTTTGAATGAAGCAGTTATCATGATGAACTACATCATCCCTGAGTTCAAACAACAGAATGATTTACAGAAAGTAAATCTTTGCATCTTATCTGATGGCGAAAGTTGCACTATTGGTTATGGTCATGAAATGTATCTTGATTATGAAGATAAGCATGTTATCCGTCCTCGTCGTATAGATTGGGATGTAGTACTTCGTGATCGTATGACTGGTCGTACATATGAGCAGTTTGATCATGACAATGTAACTAACATTTTTATCAGACAATTACGTCATCGTAATCCTGATGTTAATGTTATTGGTTTTCGTATTCTTGCAGGTTCTTGTCTTTCTAGTTTTGTTGGAAAGTATGCATCTTATGAAAATTATACAGAAGTACAAAAACAATGGAAGAAAGAAAAGTCTGCAATCATTCCTAACCCAACTGGATTTACTGCTCTCTATGCTATCTCTAACAAATCTCTAGATAGCGAAGTAGAATTTGATGTTGAGAGTGGATCAAAGAAAGCAGACATTTCCAGAGCATTCAAAAAAATGCTTAAGAACAAATCCACTAACAAGAAAATGCTCAATTCATTCATTGAGTATGTCACTTAAATTAGTGGCACACATGGGGTCGCAATTGACCCCATAACATATTACAATAAACTCATACAACACAACACACATTACATCATGCCTTTTGAACCTGTTCCTGTTACAACCCAAGACTTAGTTACATACCTTTCTGATAAGGTTGGTACCGAAGTAAACACTAAGCAACTCTTTGAAGCGTCTGAGCACTTCAACTGTTCTCTTGCTACTGTCAAGAAAAGACTTAAGCAATACAAACAAGGTATTGGTAAGTGGAACCTTACACTTCAAGAAAAACTTGAGCAAACTTATCAAGCACCTTCTGCAGTTCCTGCTATCAAACAAAATCTCATCCCTAGCAAAGATGGTAACTTTGTTCCTTTTGGTAACTTCACTGACGTAAAGAAGATTATCAGATCTAAAATTTTCTACCCTACATTCATTACAGGATTGTCAGGTAATGGTAAAACATTCTCTGTGGAACAGGCATGTGCCGATCTAAATAGAGAATTAATTCGTGTCAACATTACAATTGAAACAGATGAGGATGATCTCATCGGTGGTTTCAGACTTGTTGATGGCAACACAGTATGGCACAACGGTCCTGTAGTAGAAGCACTCCAAAGAGGTGCAATACTATTACTTGACGAGGTTGACTTAGCATCTAACAAGATCTTATGTTTACAATCTATTCTTGAAGGTAAAGGTATCTTCTTGAAAAAGACTGGTACTTATGTTGAACCTGCAGCAGGTTTCAATATCATTGCTACTGCAAACACCAAAGGTAAAGGTAGTGACGATGGTAGGTTTATTGGTACTAACGTTCTCAACGAAGCGTTCCTTGAGAGATTTGCTTTGACATTCGAGCAAGAGTATCCTTCTCCTAAGACAGAGCAAAAAATACTTGAAAAAGTTGCTGCTGCTCTTGGTAAAAAGGATGCTGAGTTCTGCACTAATCTTGCTAACTGGGCAGACATCATCCGTAGAACATTCAACGATGGTGGTATTGATGAGGTTATCTCTACTCGTAGACTTGTACACATCATCCGTGCATTTGCTATCTGGCAGAATCGTATGAAAGCAATCAAGGTTTG